AATGATTAAAATAAAAAAAACAATAAGTATTTTTAAATGGATAGGAGTAATGTTAGTAAATTTATTAGGATTTATATCTGCTCCAATAATTTATCCATTTTTATATCCTTTTAGAAATAAATTAAATAATATAAAACCATTTTGGTATTTTTTTGATGATGAAGATGGATTTTATGGAACTAAATGGTTTAGAGATAGTTTAAAGTATGGAAATAAAACAGATTGGTGGAGTAAATTTAAAATCTCATATAAATGGTTAGCTTTAAGAAATCCAGCATGGAATTTACAAGCTAGTTTAATTCCTAAAAAAGGTCATGAAATACTTGAAGAAATAAAAATTTTAGATTTAAATAGAAATAATAAAATAGTAGTAGATATAAAAGAATTTGCAACATTAAAGTTTGTTAACTCGTCAGGTGAATATAAAGATAATAAAGGTGAATATTTAAGTTTAAAATATTCTATATTAGGTAAATCTTATTTATGGTATAAGATAGATAATACTTTATATTGGAGATATAGTTTTGCTGGTAAAATTAATAATAAATTTTGGATAGAAATTCATTTAGGAACTGGAAAAAGATATGTATTTAGATTTAAAATTAAAAAGAATTTAAAAATATATGAAAATAATCTTTAAAAAATTAGGAATTGTCAAAAAAATTTTGTACATTTGTATCAACAAAGAAAAAAGTAACAAAAAAGAAATATGTTAACACAAAATAATATAGAAGATAAAAAGTTTACTTATTGGAGAACTAGTGAACAATCTGTTACAAACAATAGACCTAACAGAGATGATTATTTAGCTATAGGTACTAAACATAAAGGTGATACTAATGAAATTAATAAAGTATTATTATTAAGTTATGATTTAGATGGATATATAACAATTTCAGACTATTTTAATAATCCAATTAGATTTAAAGAATACTATATTAATTATATTCAAGTTAATACGATAGATGAATTAAATGATGTATTAGAAAAAAGTGGATTTGAAATATCAGTAATAAATTTAAATGAATTAACAACACATTATGAATAAAACAGAAATAGCAATATTTAATAAATATTTAGAAATTAAACAAGATTTAATTAATAATCTTAAAGAAGTTTGGAATAGACAACATTATTATACTCATAAATATAGAGGAAATGAATATACTAATATTAATGTAGGTGTTAATGAAACTTCAGAAGGTAATAAGATATTGTTAATTTTTGTACAAAATAATAAAAAATGGATTAGAGATGAATTAATCTTTAATAGTAAAGAGATAATTAAAAGTGATATTAGAAGTAATTTAAGTGATGAATAAAGAAAAAGTATTAGAAATATTAGAGGAAGATGTATTTCCTATAACAGGAGAATATTATACAGCTATAAATATAAATCAAAGTGGGACTCTTAACAAAGAAAAACTAGAAAAAGAACGTGAATTATATTTAAAAATTTTAACTAGCTGGTTAGCTCCTGAATTGATTAGTAAGACACAAGATTATCCTTATAATGATATAACAAATGTAAAGTTTGAAGCAGATTTTGTAATTATTAAAAAAGGAGAATTTGATTATATTAAAAAGTTTGTAGAAAGTATAATGACAACTAAAGATTTAATGAATCATGAATAATTTAATGAGAATAATTGATTATATATTAAAAAATGATATTGTAGATGAAGATAAATTATTTAATAAATTTATAGGATTATTTACTAATCCATCAAAAAATAAATGATGGGGAATATGTTATAACTTATTTAGATGAATCTAATGGTGTTAAAAAATATGAAATTAAAATATGTAAACAAAGTTCTATAAAAGATGAATAAATATTATACACCAGAAATAGAAGAATTTCATTTTGGATTTGAATTTGAAAGTAATTATGTGTTATTTGGTAAAGATTGGACTAAAGTAGTTTTATCAGAAGAACATGATTGGTTTTATAGTTCTTATGTAAATGATGCTGTACCTACTGAATTTAGGGTTAAATATCTTGATAAAGAAGATATAGAAAGTTTAGGTTGGAAATTTGATAAAATTAGTAATGAAGGACAATGGAAATTTTTTAAAGATAATATATGCTTATATTATAGACCTAAAACACATGAATTAGGAATGTTCACAATAGACCCTTCTAAAAGTGATTATATGATGAAACATATAATGGATAATAAACAAATACATATACTTATTATTAAAAATAAATCAGAACTTAAAAAATTAATGAAACAATTAAATATATTATGAGTAGTTTTTTAAAAAGAGGAAAAAGAGCTAAAGCTATAGCAGATAAAAGAGAACTTAAACATAGAACTAAAGAATTTTATAAGATATTAGGAGAATTAGATATAGTAGCTGATAAGATTAAAGATAGCGGTATTATAGTTAATGAAGATAATATAATTGAAGAAGCTACTAAATATACTGATAGAAAAATTGAAAGTATGGAAAAATTTTTGTTATTAGGTAAAATTGGTAAATATGAAAATTGATGAATTAAAAGAAATTTTATCTTATTTAAAAGAACCTGAAATCATAAATAAAACTAGAAATAAACTATTAGAACAAGTTCAGGATTATATAAATTGTAAATGCAAAAATTCTAATATTATAGTTGATTATGAAAATAATATAATAACAATAGAAGGTGATAATAAAGAAGAAATTTTAATTGAATTAAATAATATTGGATTAATAAATAATGATGAAAATTAAAGATATACTTAACATAAAAAATATAGCTCATTTTATAGAAGGTAATGCTAAATTCTATTATGATAAACTTATAGGTGAACCACAGTATTTAAGAGAACAAAGGCTTTGGAGATTATATAAATGTAAAGATGATTGTGTAGTTACTGGTGAATGTAAAGAATGTGGATGTCCTGTAAACAAAAAAGTATTCCAAGATGAATCTTGTAATAATGGAGAAAGATTTCCTAATATTATGAATAATGAAGAATGGGAAATATACAAAAAAGAAAATAATATAAATGAACAACACTTATATAATAAAGAAAACCAAAATAATAGTATTACTTAATGAAATAGATTCTTTTAAAACAAAAATGGACTTATTTAATAAAAAGTATAATAATATATATAATTATGGTATTGATATATATTCAGAAACTGATGATATAAGTAAAGGTAAACTTTATATAGCAGAAATTAACATAAAACGAGATGAAAAAAACACTCTTACAATATCTAACTGAATTATTGGAATTTATGGAGTATCATAATAAAATGTCACCTTTTCCACCTTTTGATACAGAATATGTGCAAGTTATAAAAGATAAATTAGATAAAATGAAACAAGAAGAAAAAATTAATTATGATTTATTACCAACAGCTGCATGTAAATATTGTGATTCATTAGGTTTAATACAAGATGAGTTTGACAATGATTATTGTACTAAATGTGGAGAAATTAATGCTATTAATATATTTCCAACATATTATGATTATGAATTATATTTAATAAATAAAAAAAATGATAATTATTAGATATGCAGATATTTATAAAACAATAGAAACCCAAGAAGGTTTAGTTGATATAGTAGCAATTAAAAATGTAACATTACCTATAATTATAGAACCAGATAACGTAAATTTAATACAACCTTATATTAGCAGTAAAGGAAAAATATTTAAAAATGTATCTTATATTAATTATGATGGAGAAATGATAAAAGTAGTAGGTAATTACAAAACTTTAGACAATAAACTTAAAAATTATAATAAAAATACAAGATTAGTAATAAGTGGATTTAAAAGATATGGAAATAAAGAATAAAGAAAAAAGAGTATTAAAAAATGAACCAAAATTAAAAGTAAGTCTTAATGATGAACAAAAAGAAGTTTTAGCTAAATTTTATAATTATGATGTAAACTTTATTCTAGGAGATTTTGGAAGTGGTAAATCTTTAGTAGCTACTTATACTGCGATATCTTCTTTTAGAAAGAAACAATTTAATAAGATATGGATTACTAGACCAATGCTTAAAAATGGATTAGCAGCCTTACCAGGTACTTTAGAAGAAAAGATGTTTCCTTATGTATTTCCTATATTACAAAATTTAGAAGTATGTCAAGGTAAAGAAAACACAACTAAGATGCAAATAAATGGTGATTTACAAATTATGCCAATTGAAGTAGCTAAAGGTGTTACATTTATGGATTCTGTTGTTATAGTAGATGAATTTCAAGATATGGATTATAATGATTTTAGAACTATATTAACTAGATTAGGTAGAAATAGTAAAATTATATTTTGTGGTAGTAAAGAACAAATAGACAAATCAATATCTAAAAATTCTTGTTATTATAAAATTAATAAATTAGAAAACTCTGGATTAGTAGGTTTTACAACATTACTTTCTAATCATAGAAATCCTATCTTAACTAAGATAATTAATTATTTAGAGGATGAATAAAATAATAAATATAAATATTTTACAGAAGGATTTATTTAAAAAGTGGTTACAGATAACTAAACCTTATCATGGACTCACTAAACAACAACAAGATATATTATCTTTATTTTTATATTATCATTTTAAATTAAAACAAGATATAACAAATAACAAAATCCTATGGAAAATATTATTTGATTATGATACTAAAAAAGAAATAAAAGAAGAATTAAACATAACAGACCAAGTATTACAAAATACTTTAACTCAATTTAGAAAAAAGAAAATTATTATTGATAATGTTATTACACCTTCATTTATTCCTGAATTAAAAAAAGAAGACAAACAATTTAAAATAATTTTTAACTTTAATTTAATAAATGAGTAATATTGATGGTTTAAAAGTAAAAACTTTAATACATAAATTAGGTTTAAAATATCAACTTAAAGATAGTGATATAAAAGAATTAGTTGAATCACCTTATGAATTTAGTGCTTTAATTATTAAAAACTTAAAATTAGATGATATAACCAATTTAGAAGAATTAGATAAAATAAAAAAAAATTTTATGTTTACAGGATTTGCAAAAATATTTATTAATCCTGTAGCATTTGAAAAAAAACTAAAAAATAATAATAAATTAAATTTAAATAAATGGAAGAAGTAGAAAATATGACACATGATGATGTATTAGATATAATAAAAGATTTCCCAATTTTACCATTAGGTAGAAGATTAATAATTACTTTAAATATGGAAGAACCAGATGGGGGATTAGTATTATCAGATAATTCATTTTCAGAAGTACAATATGTATTAGCAGTAGGAACATATATTACTGATATAAAACCAGGTGGTAAAGTATTACTAGATTTAGAAAAAATGATGGAATATCATCAAAGTCCTGAAAATTCATATGAAAAGATTGGTAGAATTAAAATTAAACCAGTATTAGTAAATGGTAAAGTTTATGGATTAATAAATGACAATGTTGTCGATGCAATTGATTTAAGATAAAATATAAATATAATGAAAATAAAAGAAGCAGTAAATATATTAAAACAAGGTTTAGATATAGCTCTATCAAATGGAGCATTTAAAAAAACAGAAGATGTAGCATTATTATATAATTCTTTAGTAGAAGTTCAACAATATGTTGAAAGAACAGAAGCTCTTAATTCTGAAAAAGTTAATAAATCATTAAATGAATCTTCTAAATCTATAAAAAAAGATACAAAAGAAAGTATAGAAAAAGCAATTAGTAATATTAAAAACTAATGAAATTATTTGAAATAAAAAATTGGCAATTAGTAGTCTCCGAAGAAGTTTGGGGACTATTGCCATTTAATAAAATACTTAAACGTGATAAATCAAAAGAGAAAGAAAAAGCAATGAAAGAAATGCTTTTTTTATATTTCTATTGTGATATTAGGTCTGATTATTTAGCTATGAAAGAAGCTGATAGAATAGATGAAATTAAACATGATATTGGTTTACCAGATAATTGGGTTATTGATTCTGTTATAGAAGAAGCTATTGCTTTATATGTTAAACATGATACTGTACTTGAAAAACTTTATAGACAAACTTTAAAAGCTGTTGCAGCTATTGGTGATTATCTTGAAAATGCTGAAACTTTATTGTCTGAAAGAGATGTTAGAGGTAATCCAGTTAATGATATTAGTAAAATAACAACAGCTATTCAAAGAGTACCTAAACTTATGACAGATTTAAAGTCAGCATATAAAGAAGTAGTTAAAGAAAAAGAAGATATAGAGAATAAGAAAAAAGGAAGTAAATCATTTAATTTATTTGAAGATAATTTAGATTTTGGAAATGAATAAAGAAATAACAACAGGAGAAAATTGTAGTAAATTATTATTAGAAGCTATTAATGAATTAGCTGATACTGTTTTATTAACATACGGACCTAATGGTAGTACAGTTATAATTGCTGATAGTAATGGTAAACCTTATGTAACTAAAGATGGTGTATCTGTGGCTAATTATATTACTTTTGAAGACCCTATTAAAAATATAGCTGCTAATTTAGTAAAACAAGCTGCTCAAAATACTGTTAAAGAAGCAGGTGATGGTACTACTACATCTATATGTTTAGCTCAAGCTTTTATTAATAAAGGATTTGAATTATTAAAAAAAGATAATAGAAATTTTATACAAAAATTATTTAATAAAAAAGAAACTTTAACATATAATGAAATAAAATTAGAATTAGATAATTTAGAAAAAGATGTATTAAAAGAACTTAAATTATGTTCTAATAAATTAAATAAAGAAAAAATATATGAAGTAGCAACCATATCAGCTAATAATGATGATATTATAGGAGAATTAATTCAACAAGCTTTTAATAATTCTAATACTGTTAAAGTAGAAGAAGGTAATAAAGAATATGATGAATTAATTACTCTTAAAGGTATGAGATTAAATAGTGGATATTTTGATAAAGCATTTATAAATAATCCATCTAAACAATCAATTGAATATAATGATATTCCCCTATTAGTAGTAGAAGGACATTTAGATGATTTAAAACCTTATGCTAAAATTATCGAACAAAATCCTAAAGGTATAGCTATAATAGCAGACCATTTCTCTGATAGTGTAATATCTATTTTAAGAGATAATTATAATAGAGGATTATTAAATATAGCTTTACTTAAATCTCCAGGATTTGCTACACATCGTAAAGATTTGATGAATGATATAACATTATTTGCTGGTGGTAAAATTGGACATATAAGCTCTTTAAAAGCTACAAGTGATAGTATATTACTAACTAAAGAAGATATACCAATAGAAGCTTTAGAATTAGCTAATAAACTTAAAGAAAGCTTATCTGATTTAACAGATACACAAAAAGAATTAACACAACAAAGAATTGATAATTTATCTGGTAGTATTTCTGTAATTAAAGTAGGTGGTAAATCTGAACTTGAAATGAAAGAAAGAAAAGATAGAATTGATGATGCTGTACTTGCTGTTAGTTGTGCTTTAGAAGAAGGTATTATTCAAGGAGCTGGTAAAGAGTTATCTTTTATAGGAGAATTATATATTAATAATAAATTTCAATATTGTTTACATGCACCTATAGATAATATTTTTAAAAATGGAGGAGATATGAAAATAGTTAGAAATAATTTATTTAAACTTGGTATCGTTGACCCAACTAAAGTAACTAGAGTAGCTTTACAAAATGCTATATCAATAGCTAAAGTAATATTATCTACTAAAGCTGTAGTAATAAATAATAGATTATGGATATAAAAATGAATAGTTACCAGAGTTCTTTAACTGATGAAGTTAGAGATTCTGTTCCTAAAGAAGTTTGGGATGATATATTAGAATATATATCACAAGTAAAATTCATTCAAAATTTAATTGCTCCAGAAGAAATAAGAGGTTTTATTAAAGATAAACCTGTAATGACTTATGAAGATGATGACGATACTATTAAAGAATATGAAGATGGTAGAAAAGTTATAGATATAACTAATCCTCATATTTTAGAAAATATGGATTTTTTTAGAGAGAAAGCAATATTTTTTGAAAAAAATGGAAAATATACTAATTTAATACCAAATGGTAATCCTAAATCTGAATATGCACAATTTTGGAAAGAAGAATTATATAAATGGAAATATGGTCAAATAAGAGAAGATGGTGAATGGATTCCAGGGGAATTATATTTTTATTGGAATTATACACAAATTCCTTTAACAGAAAAAGATAAAAATACACGTAGTAAGAAACGTGTGGAAAGAGTTAAAAAATTTCCTAAACCATGGTTAGGGGATTATTTATTTCATCATTATGTTCATGCTGCTAAAGAAGAAGGAGAGCATGGAAAGTTATTAAAAACTAGGGGAGTTGGATTTAGTTTAAAAACTGCATCTTGGAGTCCTAGAAATATGTATGTATTACCTGGGTCACAAAACCCTAATTTTCATTTAGCTTCTGAAAAAACATTTTTAACTGGCGATAAAGGTATATGGGGTAAAATTTTAGATAATTTAGATTTTATAGCTGCGCATACCCCTTTACCTAGAATGAGATTACAAGATGGTAAAAAAGCTATGGAACTCCAGTTAGGATATGAAGATGAATATGGTGGAAGAAAAGGTTTATTATCTTCTGTATTTGGTATATCAATGAAAGATAATCCAGATAAAGCAAGGGGTATCAGAGGACCTCTAATCCATTATGAAGAAGACGGTTTGTTTCCTAATTTAGAAAAAGCTTGGAACGTAAATAGAAAAGCTGTGGAAGATGGTGGTGTAGCTTCTGGATTTATGCTTGCTGGTGGTACTGGTGGAGTTGAGGGAGCGTCATTTGCTGGTTCTGAAAAATTATTTTATAGACCTAAAGCATATAAAATATATGGTATTCCTAATGTATTTGATAGAAATACTGATGGTAGTACAAAATGCGGATTCTTTTGGGGAGCATATTTAAATAGAAATAAATGTTATAACGAAAATACAGGTGAACCAGATATAATTAAAGCTTTACTAGAAATATGTTTAGATAGATATGAAGTGAAATATAGTTCATCTGATGCTAATGCTATTACACAAAAGAAAGCAGAAGAACCTATAACTCCACAAGAAGCAGTAATGCGTACTGAAGGTACTGTATTTCCTGTAGCAGATTTAAAAGAATATTTAGAACAAATATCTGTTAAAAAAGATAGCTTTCTTGCAGAACACATGGTTGGTGAATTAGTATATGATACTACTGGAACTATTGTATGGAGACCTAATTCTGATAGACATCCTTTAAGAAGTTATGATACTGCTAGTGCAGATAAATCAGGAGCTTTAGAAATATTTGAAATGCCTAAAAAGAATTCTGAAGGTTATATTCCTAGAGGTAGATATATTGCTGGAATTGACCCTATTGATGCTGATACAGGTGAATCTTTATTTAGTATATTAGTAATGGACACTTTTACTGATAGAATTGTAGCAGAATATTCTGGTAGACCTAGAACAGCTAATGAAGCATACGAAATAGCTTTAAGAACATTAAAGTTTTATAATGCAGAAGGAAATTATGAAAAAAACTTAAAAGGTTTATTTAGTTATTTTGATAAACATAATAGTTTACATTATTTAGCAGATAACCCACAAATACTTAAAGATATGAATTTTATGAAAGCTACTAATCTTTATGGTAATAATGCTAAAGGTACACATGCAAATGCACAAATAAATTCATGGGGTAGATTACTTCAAGCTGATTGGCAAAGAAGTAAAGCTTATGGTGATGAAGAAGATACTAGATTAAATCTTCATAGATTAAGAGGTTTAGCTTATATAGAAGAATGTATTAAGTGGAACTCAGATGGTAACTTTGATAGGGTTTCAGCAGGTATAATGTTATTTATACTTAGAGAAGATAGAGTTAAACGAAGTGAATCTGTTAAAGCAAGACAAGGAGAAAAAATTAAAAATTTATCAAATGATTCTTTTTTTAATAAAAATTATAAAAATCGTAATAAAACTAATGAAAGAATAATGTATTCTGATGAAGAATAATTATTAATAGCTATAGGATTATTTAATAAATATAAAATAAAATAGAAATTACTTGACTTTTATAAAAAAATTAACTATATTTACAAGTTATAAAAAATACTATGCCAATAATTAATGTAAATCAACCGCCTCAAAGATTATCTTATTCCAAGAAAACTAAAACTTGGCGTAAGAATAATATTGATTTTGCTGATAAACACTCATTTTATAATAATGAGTCTGTTAGAAAAAGTTTAAGAAATAAGGTAATAAATCTTAATCTATACAATGGTATAGTAGATATAAGAGATTTAACTGATACTGTTAATCCATATCAATTAGATGCTACTTTTATACCAGATAATTTACCTCATCATCCTATTATTGTTCCTAAAATAGAATTATTAGTAGGAGAAGAAATAAAAAGAAGATTTGATTGGAGAGTAATGGTTACTAATCAAGATGCTGTTACTGCTAAAGAAAATTCTAAAAAGAAGTTATATTTTGAAAAACTTCAAGAATATCTTCAATCAAATTATGAAGAAGATGAACTTCAAGCTAAATTAAAGGAACTTGAAGATTATATGAAATATGATTGGCAAGATATTCGTGAAAAGATGGCTAATCAAATATTAAGACATTATTGGAATGAACAAGAATTTGGTTTAATATTTAATTCTGGATTTAAAGATGCATTAATACTTGCTGAAGAAATTTATCAAGTTGATGCTATACATGATGAACCAGTATTAACTAAATTAAATCCTTTAAAAGTACATTCAGTTCGTAGTGGTAATTCTGATAGAATTGAAGATAGTTCACTTATTATTTTAGAAGACCATTGGAGTCCTGGTAAAATAGTTGATTATTTTTATGATGAATTAAAAGAAGCTGATATTGATTATATATTAAATTATTCTTCTAAAAAAACAGCTAATTCATATGTAGATGATAATAACAATCATGCTTTATTTAGAGATGGAATACATTCTAATTTTGGTACAGAAAATGTTGCTGCTTATGATAGTATTTTTGGAATAGCTGAAATTAATGGACATTATTTTGGTTCTAATTATACAGATGAAAATGGTAATATAAGAGTATTACGTGTATATTGGAAATCTCTCAAAAAAATACAAAAAATAAAATATTATAATGAAGAAGGTGATATTGAATATAAAATACGTTCTGAAGAATATATTCCTGACAATAATTTAGGTGAAGAATCTACATCTATGTGGGTTAATGAATGGTGGGAAGGTACTAAAATAGGTAAAGATATTTATTTAAAAATGATACCTCGTACTGTTCAATATAATAAAATGAATAATCCTTCTTATTGTCATCCAGGAATTATAGGTCAAATTTATAATACTAATCAAGGTAAAGCTGTATCATTAATTGATAGAATGAAAAACTATCAATATATGTATGATGCTATATGGGATAGACTTAATAAAGCTATTTCTACAAATTATGGTAAAATATTTGAATTAGATTTAGCTAAAGTACCTGATAATTGGGAAATAGAAAAATGGTTACATTTTGCTATAGTTAATAAAATTGCTGTAGTAGATTCATTTAAAGAAGGTAATCAAGGTGCAGCAACTGGTAAATTAGCTGGTAGTTTTAATACTCAAGGAGGACGCTCTATTGATATGGAAACTGGTAATTATATACAACAACATGTACAATTACTTGAATTCATTAAAATGGAAATGTCTGAAATTGCTGGTGTATCTAGACAAAGAGAAGGACAAATTAATAATAATGAAACAGTAGGTGGTGTTGAAAGGTCAGTTAATCAATCATCACACATCACTGAATATTGGTTTGCTACACATGAAAAAGTTAAACTTAGAGTTTTAACAGCTTTTTTAGAAACAGCTAAAATTGCATTAAAAGGTAATAATAAGAAAGTACAATATATTTTGGATGACCAAACTGTTCAAATGTTAAATATTGAAGGTGATGAATTTGCTGAATGTGATTATGGTTTAGGTGCTACTAGTTCATCAAAAGGACAAGAACTTGAACAAATGTTAAAAAGTTCAGCACAAGCATTTATGCAAAATGGTGGTGGAATGAGTACTATTATGGATATTTATTTTAGTCCTAGTTTGTCTGATATGAGACGTAAATTAGAAAAGTCTGAAGATGAAATAAATCAAAGAAATGCTAAAGCTTCTGATGATGCTAATAAAATAGCTCAACAAGGTCAAGAACAAGCTCTTCAATTAGAACAGTCAAAACTTCAATTAGAAGATATTATAAATCAACGTGATAATGAAACTAAGATTTATATAGCTGAATTAAATGCATCATTAAATAATCAAGAAGAAACAACTGATGGTATTTTAGAACCTTTAGACGAACAAAAATTTGAGTTAGATAAAGAAAAAGTTAGAAACGATAAATTAGATAAAATCCGTAAATTAGATGATGCTATGAAAATACATAAAGATAAAATGGAGCGTGAAGATAAGAAAATTTCTGTTGCTAGACAAAATAAAAATGTAAAGAAATAGCTATGGTAAAAATAAATAAAATGAAAATATATTAAATTATTATTGACATTTAATAAAAAAAATAGTATATTTGTAAATTAATGGGAGAAAATTAAATATTATGGAAGAAAATGAATTTGGAATGAGTATGTTTAAGAACATGGATATTCCAGGTCTAGAGCTAAATTTAGATGATGCTCCAGATGAAATAAAAAAATTATTAGGTGAGGAGTATAATGAATCATCAGATAGTTCTGATGATAATAATGATGATGATACATCTGATGAAGAAAATATAAATCTCAATGAGGGTGGTGAAAACCAAACGGAGGAAGTAGTTGAGGAAGAGGAACAAGAAGAGGGTGATAGTCAAGATGATTCTCCCAATATTTATTCTTCCTTTGCAGACGTTCTTGTTGAACGAGGACTTTTACCTTCTCTGGACCTCAAAAATAATAAAATTTTAGATGCCGACGGATTAATTGATGCAATCAAAATAGAATCTGAAAATACAACTAAACAATATATTATTAATAAATTAGGTGAAGATGGATATGAAGCTTTAGAAAAAGGAATAACTTTAGCTGAATATCAAAATCATGTAAATACTGTTCAAACTTTAGATAAAATAACAGATGATAATTTATCAAATGATTTAGAACTTAGTAAAAATATTATTTTACAAGATTATATTAACCAAGGTATAACTGAAGATAGAGCGCTTAAACTACTTAAAAAAACAATTGATTTAGGAGAAGAATCAATTATTGAAGATGCTAAAGAATCATTAGTAAGTTTGAAAGAAATGCAAGCAGTACAACTTCAAAAATTACAAGATGAAAGACAAACTGAACATCAAAAAGAAGTTGAAAAACAAGAAAAAATAGATAATGATTTAAAAAATACCATCTATAAATCTAAAGAAATTATAGAAGGATTAAAAATAGATAAAGCTGTACAAGATAAAGTATATCAAAGTATTACTAAGGTTGTAGGTCAAAGCCCATCAGGAATTATGGAAAACAAACTGATGAGAGATAGAAGGCAAGACCCTATTAATTTTGATACAAAACTTTATTATCTATACGAGTTAACTAATGGTTTTAAAGACTTTTCTAAACTCATTAGTAAATCAGAAAGTAAAGCTGTGAGTAAACTAGAACAGACTTTACGCCAAACAAACTTTAAAGGACAAGGAAATACTCCAACATTTTTAGGAGACCCAAATAGTTACGGAGGAAGTGAATTTGGTTCAGAACTAGTTTTATAAATAAGAGACAGGATTGAGTCTAGGAAGTTTTAAAAAAAACAGGACAAATATATCTGGACAGTCTCAACAATGATAATAAAAATAAAAAAAAATAAATAGATTAATTAATTATGAGTTTAGGTAAATTTGTTATGACCAAAGGTAAATCTTGGTCAGGATTAACGTTAAAAAACCATATTGGTGCTATCTTCGGATTGAAGCCTCAATTGGTTTCTCCACTTACAACTGTTTTACTACAAAACTCAGGGATGAAAAATCTAGATACTACTCTTTCATTATTCCCAGAGAAAGTACTAGAAACCTCTGATGATTTTGTATGGAAAGTAGTAGGAAGTGAAGAAAGAAACATTCCTTTAGTAGAAGCTAGATATGCAGGAGCTGTAGTAGATTCTGGTGATTCAAATGTGGGTGCTGGTCGTACAAGACTAGAACTTGTATTTGGAGAAAAATACTTTTCTAAAGTACATGTTATTGCTGGTAATAAACCAGATGACTATCAATATAGATTGTTAGAAGAGCCTTATGAAGAAGGTGGAAATTATGTTTATGAAGCTGAAATCTGGGGTGGACAAGAAACTCTAGGTGGTGTACCAGGTTCTGATTTAGTTGCTGGTGTTAGATTCAGTATTGAATCTTCTTATGTTGAAGATGAACTTTCCACAAGAGGTTCTGAAATTCAATTTACATCTCCTTACTTAATGAGAAATAGTGTATCTACACTTCGTTTTGAACATAAAGTATCAGGTGCAATGATTGATGTTAAAGTAGAACCAGTTTATTTTGGAGCTATTGAAACTAGAGACCCTAACACAGGAAAAACACATAAGTCAGTTACATGGATGCAAGAAGTGTACTGGCAATTTGAGAAAGCAATTTCTCGTATTAAAGCTAGAACATTAATGTTTGGTAAAACAAACAGAGATGAAAATGGTAGATTCTTAAATAAAGGAAATTCTAACATTGAAATTAAAGCTGGTTCTGGTATTAGAGAACAAATGGAAGTAAGTAATACTTCAACCTATAATGTTTTTGCAATAGCAATGTTGGAAGATATTCTTTCTGAATTATCAGAAGGTAAATTAGATTGGGGTGAACGTCAATTTATGTTACGTACAGGTGAAAGAGGAGCTGCTCAGTTCCATAGAGCTGTAACAGCTTTAGCATCTGGATGGACTTCTGTTGGATTTGATAACACAGGAACTCAAGCTATTGAAAAAGTTAGTTCTAAGTTCCATAATAATGCTTACGGTGCAGGTTTCCAATTTACTGAATGGAGAGCTCCTAATAATATTCACGTAATGTTAGAAGTTGACCCAATGTATGATGATAAAGTACGTAATAAGATATTACATCCAGATGGTGGTGTAGCAGAATCTTATCGTTATGATATCCTTTATATTGGTTCTATGGAAGAGCCTAATATCCAAAAAATCAAAGTAAGAGGTGACGATGAAATGAGAGGATATAAAGCTGGTATCAGAGACCCTTTTAGTGGACGTAGAGGTGGAATTATGCAACATATGGAAGATTCAGCAACAATGTCAGCAATGTGTGGCACTGGAGCTATGGTAAAAGATTCTTCTAGAACTGCAACTTTTAAACCAGCCTTACTAGCATAATAGTAATGATATATATAGCTTTGAAGGGTGTGCTTAACACCCTTTATTTTATTAATAATTTAAACGGGAGAAATAATGGCAATTGAAGAAAAAAAATTTGTCTTACCAAATGAAATAGTTACGGTAAGATTTATTCCAAGAAAAAAAGGTATGGCAGCTAATGTTGGAGACAACCATGTTATATCAGGAGGTATGTTAACAAATTCTGTAAGAGGATTTGTGTTACCTAGAAAAATTAGAGGTGGAGGATTAGTAAATGCTCTAACTAAAGCAGAAAAAGAAACTTTAGAAGAAGAAACAGGAATAGATTTATCAGTATATGGTAAATTTTGGGAAACTTTTAAAGTTAAACTTCGTAAAGATGATGCAAGTAATGTTTTTGATTTAAGTACACCAATGGGTTATATTTCATTAAAAGTATTAGAAAAATATGAAGATGACATTGCACATTCTTGGGTAGAAAGAGATAATAAACCAACTTACCAATTTGTAATAACCAGACCAGGAGAAGTAACTGATGATAACAAAGCTAAACTTGATGTTAAAAAAGAAGCTTTTAAATTATATGGTAAAATAGAAGATAATAAAGATAAATTAATATCTATATTAAAACTATTAACTAATAAACCAATTAGTTCACAATCTACTTTAAAATGGGTTCAAGGTTTAGTTGAAGAATATGTTGATAAAACACCTAGTAAATTTTTATCAGTTATTCAAGATGAAAGTTTTGAAACTAGAGCTTTAATTAATAAAGGAATTGAAACTGGTATTATTAAAAGAAATGGTAATAAATATGCAACAGTAGATGGTTTGGACTTATGTGAAAATGGTTCAGTGGCTACAATTGATAATGCTGTTAAGTATTTAGACAATCCTAAACATCAAGATGTTAGAGACTTAATAGAAGCAAAAATAGATAACGCTATTTAATAATGACTACAGCTGAATTTAGTAATCAATTTGATATTTTTTATAATAGTATAGCTACTAATAATGCTCCGTCAATAGATTTATATGAAAAATCTGTATATCTAACAAAAGCTCAACTAGAAATAGTTAAAAATTATTTTGAACCAAAAGGTAATAAATATCAAAAAGGTTTTGAGCAATCTAGTAAAAGACGTAATGATTTAAGTCAATTAATCAGAAATTATAAAAGTATAACTGTAGTAACATCAAATGATTCTATATCAGATAATTCTATATTTTTTAGAATACCTAATAATACTTTTATTATAATACAAGAAAAAGCTTTAATAAATGATGTTAATTCATGTAATAATGGAACTTATGTAAAAATAAAACCAATAACACATGATGAATTTAATATACAAGAAGATAATCCATTCAAAAAACCAGATAAAGATTTAATATGGAGATTGGATTATTATTCTCAAACAGGAAATAATAAGAATGTTGAATTAATATCTCCTTATAATTTAAGTGAATATAAAATGAGATATGTTCTTTTTCCAGAACCAATAATTTTAACTAATTTATTAACTGCTTTTCCATCTGAAACATTAACAATTAATGGTGTTTCATTAGAACAAACTTGTAAACTTAATGAAAGTGTTCATATAGAAATTTTAAATAGAGCTGTCGAGTTAGCCACTGCAGATTATAATCCACAAGATTTAGCAGTAAAAACTCAAATAAATAATAGAAACGAATAAATAACAATTAATTTTATACAATGAGTGTATTTGGACCAAACCAAGTAGAAGAACTAATTATAGGTAATGCTGTAGCATCAGAAACTACATTAGCTACTTTCATAGCTTCTGCTTCAGACCAAGAAATCAAAGTACTATCAGCTGATGGTAGTGCTCCTGCCAGTGGTGAAAACTTTAAAGTTTATCAAAAGAATGCAGGTAGTTCCTCTAAGGGACTTAATTATGAATTTTCAGATATTATAAAAGCTGATAAAGTAGAAAAGGTAATCTTAAAAGAGTATAGTGCAGAGGTTAATAAATCTGTAACTGCTACAGTAGGTTCTGCATCTGCAAATACAGCTTATTTAGTAAATATCAGATTATATAATGATGGAGGTTCATTATCTCCAGAAAATTTTGTAACAATTACTGGTAGTTATACCACAGGTGCTAGTGCTGGAACTGTTCAAGCAATTAGAGATGGGTTAATAACTTCTTTAAATTATAACTTAACAAAACGTGGCGGTAGTGAATTTGTAGTAGCTGCTAATAGTACAAATGCTATTGATATTACTGGTGCTGCTCAAGCAGTTGTAGCTGGTAAAATTACAGGTCGTCAAATTGAATTTGATGTACAAGGTAAAAGTTTTGATGTAGCTGGTACTTCACATGTTAATACTAACGCTATTACTGTAGTTGTAAATAATGAAAACTTTCCAGGAACTGGAACAGGTAAGTATGCTGTAAATTTAGAATGGTTTACTAAAGGATATAAATATGATGTTTATAGACAATATGGTTATCCAGCAGATTTTACAGAAAGAACTCCTTTCTATGCTTCTTCTGGAAGTACATATAATGCAATTCATATTAAATATAAAGAGTCTAGAATTTCTCCTACTGTAGAAGAACAACCAAAAGTTCTTACTATTTTAGTTGTAAAAACTAACTTAGCTAGTAATGTTAATACTAATAATGTTCTAGTAGATTTACGTACTATCTTAGGTTCTGGTAATGTACCAGCTAACCTAGCAGTAGTATAATAAATATTTAAATAACTAATACTTGGAGAGTTGAGTTTCAAAGCTCTTCTCTCCTTTTTTATTTTATAAAAAGATGCAAATAACAAGTTTTGAGATATCTGCTAATAGAACGCAGATGAATGTAATTATAACAGATGCTGCTAGTATCACATCTTTAAAATTTTGGACAGAAGTAACTTATAAAGATTATTCATTAGCAATTGATTTAACTTCTAAACTAACTGCATCTGCTACAGAAAATATTACAATAACTCTATCAGATATCGGATTATCCTATTTTGATGGAGTTTATTTTTTAGAAGCGGAAGATACAGATGAAATATCATCTGCTATAACAAAAGATTTAACAAGATATAAAGAGTGTATTTTAAATAAATTACTTGAATATTCTGTATGTGAAGATTGTTTAAAAAAAGAATCTGTAAGTTTAACTAATGCAAATAGATTATTAAGAGGTTTAGAAGATGCAATAGAACAAGGTTTTATAAATGAAATACTTATTATAATATCAGCTTTAAAAAAATATTGCTCTAATGAATGTACTTCATGTGGGAGTAGAGATAATGTAATTGATACAAATTATTATTCTTCAAATGGTTAACCAACAAATACATATCACAAGTATATCAAAAGCTATATCTAATGCTAAAATATATGGTAAATTAGATATGAGCATTATTGAACTTTATAGTTTGTATAATGATTGTATTTATTTTGCTCAAGAAAAAAGTGATTTAGGAAGTACTCAATTTGATGATTATATAGTATATTTAAAAAATGAAGCTGCTAAATTAGTTTATAAATATCCTAAAGATTTATGTAACTATAAAGTTATAATACCTAATGATAATATAACAACACCTATTGTTTTAACAAATACAGCACCTACTGTAGATAATAATACTGTTAATTTAAATACAGATACAACTTATCAATTTACTGTTGGAGATTTTACATTAAATTATTTTGATTCTGAATATGAAGGATATAAATATTTATTAATATATCCTTTGACATCTTCAACTTATGGTAATTTAAAAACAACTTATAATACAGTTGAAGTTACTTCTCCTATTATTATAAATATATTTGGACTATCAAGTTCTACCTCTATTGATTTATATTATAATAGAACAGATTTTACAGCATTTGGTCCAGATGTGTTTAATTTTAGAGTATCAGATAGTAATACAAATTATTTATATAGTTTAATACATACATTAGGAGTATCTGGAGCATTATCATCTAATAATAATTTACCGCCTGAAAATATAGGTGATATTACTTTATATATAGCAAATAGAGTAAATACTACTCTTACTATGACTATGTTTACTACAGGATTAGTTGACCCTTATACTGACCCAGAAGGTGATTTAATAGATGCTATTAGAATAGTAGATATATCTAATGCAAACCAAGGAATTTATTATTTAAATGGTACTCCAATTATAGAAGGACAAATAATTACTAGAGAAGATATTGAAGCTGGTTTATTTATTCATTCAGGACCTAATACTGATTCAGCTAGTTCAGATGTATTTGAATTTGAAATTAGAGATGAAGGTTCAGGAATATGGATTGGTTAATAAAATTAATAAAATGGATTATGGCATTATTTAATATAACAAATTTACCAGGTACTACAGAACAAAGAAGTTTTATGACTTCTAATATGAACATCCATATAGATACAATGACTTTAAGAATAAGTGAATTACAAATAACAGAAGACCAATGGTCTGGAATTTTATAATATAAATGGCACAATTAAATTTAATTTTAGGTACACCTAATAACGAAGATGGTGATTTTGTAAGAGATGCATTTGTGAAAACAGAAGCTAACTTTACAGAATTATATGCAAAAGTTAATACATCTGATTTTAATAATGATGGTTCAGATGGTATTAGTACATTTGTAGAAACAGATGAATTAGGTATTACTGCATTTAGTAACGATTATAATGATTTAAATAATTTACCAATTATTCCAAATGCACCAACAGGGTTAGAAGCTATAGATGAAGGTAATGGTATAGGATGGAGATTAATAGGTCGAGACCCTTTAAATTATGGAAATATAGGAAATAATGCTATAGATTTATCAAAATCTCTTTTTCCTTCAACTACTAATGGGGCTACAGGAGCATCTTCTTTTGCATTAGGTACAGATGTAAAATCTAGTGGTATTACCAGTATATCTATGGGTTATAAACTAGATAATAGTTCTTTAGACGGTGTTACAATAGGTATTAATAATACTATTTCTGGATATGCAAATTCCGTATTTGGTGTAGGTCAAATTGTTGCAGGAATGGCTGCAACAGTAATTGGTCAAGCTGCTGATGTTGCTTCTACAAGTTTTTTAGATTGGAATGCATTTCCAACAAAACCAATATTTGTAGTTGGTAATGGTACTATACAAAATGCAGATATAAATTATACAGTATTAACAAGAAGTAATGCTTTTAAAATTTTATATAATGGTGAAATTACTGCACCTAGTTTAACAACAGCTTTAATAGATGCAGAATTAACAGGTAAAGTTTTAATAACTAAAGAATATGCAGATACTAATTATAGCGGTGGTGGAGTAACAACATTTGCAGCATTATCAGATGTTTCTTTAGGAACTTTATCAATAAATAATTTATTACGTTGGAATGGTACAGAGTGGGTAAATAGCACAGCTGCTTCTTTAAATTTAGTAGATAGAACAGCTACAAATTTTATGGTCAGCGGTTCTGTGTTGGATTTTCAAATAGGAAGTCAATTACGTACATTTTCAACACCAAGGTTTTATAATGATATTATACTAAACAATACTACTTTAACAGTAGATGAAAATATTGCTAATGATAATTATGTTTTAAAATATGATTTTGCTACTCAAAGCATCAATTTACAAGCTGAAACAAATGTTAATACAACAATTCCACATTTAGGATATAATAATACAAATCAAACCATTTGGAATTATGGAAAAAATGGCATAGTAACCAATACAAGTTTTGGAACAAGAGCATTAGAAGATAATACAACTGGTTATAGTAATTCTTCTTTTGGTGTAAATTCTTTATTTAATAATAGTTCAGGTCATAATAATAGTGCTTTTGGAAGTGCTAGTTTAGGATTAAATACTATTGGCAATGATAATTCTGCTTTTGGGGTACTTGCGTTACAAGCTAACAGCGGGTCAAGAAATACAGGAGTTGGAGTAAGTTCTTTAGTTTTTAACACTACAGGAAACAATAACCTTGCTTTAGGATATCTTTCTGGCACTCATCTTTCTGATGGTTCAACAGCAAACACTATTTCAGACAATTCTGTTTTTCTTGGAGCATATTCTAAATCATCAATAAATAACCAAACAAATCAAATAGTTATAGGTTATGATGCAATAGGCAACGGAAGTAATACAGCTACTTTAGGTAATAGCAGTATTACAGACACTTATTTAAGAGGTCAACTTCATAATTCAAGTTATGGTTCTGGAGCGAATACTGGAACACCTACATATGCTCTACAAGTTGATGCAGGTGGAAATATTATTGAAGGTGCTTTAGGTGGCGGTGGCACTATGGCAACCACAACCTTTACGCCTTATCTAACCATTACGAGTACAGATGGACAAGCAGCCGTTGAAGAATTAAAAGACGAACTAGATGCAGCAGTTATAGCAAGTGGAACAGACGTTCCACCTATGAGTTATACAACCGTTGGTGGCGAAACCACATGGGCAATAGGGCAAACCATACCAAGCCAACATAAACTATTTATAAATGGCTTAAAAGTAATTGAAGGAGTTGATTATACTATTAGTGGAACTACCATAACTTATATAGGCACTATTTTACCAGATGAAAAACATGAGCTATATTTTGATATAGCAGTGCCAACTACTTATAACGCAAGTGAGGTTAGTGTTGATACGAGCGGTTTTAATGGTAATTTAGCTATTACAGACAATACCGTTCAAAAAGTAGCACAAAAATTAGATGATTTAGCTATACCAACAAATGCCAATTATGTAGATTTAACTACTGCTCAAACAATAACAGGAGCTAAAACCTTTAATAACGGAACATATAATACTACTATAAATGGAGTTTCAGGATTTGGAATTAATTCACCAGTTACAGGAGCGGGAGGAGTAGGATTTTATTCAGACATAACAGGAGAGAACGCAACAGGTGTCTTTATTAATTTAGCTTCTGGGTCAACAGGAGCAAATGGTGTATATACAGTAGTAGGTTCTGCATCAAATGGATTAGTCTCAAACGTAGTAAGTGGAGGCACAGGATTTACATTTGTAGGTCAAAATAATAGCAGTAATACATTTAGTGTAAATAAAACAGGCGATATAGTAGCAAACTCTTTTAGTGGTGCAGGAACTAATTTAACAGGCACAGCCACCAATTTAACAGTTGGTAATATACAACCAACAGCCATTAGCGGCAAAGCAGCCAATGCAGGTTTAACAGGCATAGAAGAATTGCTTATAAACAACGCAGGCACACTTGAAAAAACAACAACACAGGCTATTGCAGATTTGGGTGTAGTTGCCCCAGTTTATATAGGCACAGCGGTACCAACACAAGTAATTCCTTTAAATAATTATTTAGGAACAACTTACGGAACGCCAGAATGGAATGCCACATACACATTAGGAACATTAGTTGTTGGGGGTATTACAAAAGTAGCTATTGATACTACAGGGCAAACAGTTTTTCCAACAATTACAGGTGCAACTTTAAGAACAGGAGCGGCTTTTGTAGCAGCTGAAACCTTTGATATGGTAGTTGTAACAGACGATGGAACTAATACTTATTATTATTTTTTAAGTAGATAAATTATGCATAAGAATTTATTAGAACGATTGAGGCAGCAGCAGATTAATAATTCTGGATATTTAGTGGATGAGGTTCGTTTTATTATGCTTGGCGACAGTATTACACAAGATATTTTTGCTGCAACTACAACAGTTGAAGCAGAAATAGAAGCTGCTTATCCAGGCATAACAGCACATGTTTTTGAGGAAGGAACAGATAGTATTAGAGTTATAACTGTTGATGATACAATTGATACTCTTTTAAGTAGTTACCCAGCAGTTGCTTATCCTACTTATGTTGTTATCAATTTAGGAACAAATGACCTATCCGACCATATAAGTTATACCGATGCAACCCCAACACAATTAACGAATTTTAGCAATGCTTTTGATACTATTATATCAAGCTGTATTTCACATGGTTTCATACCTATTCTAAACGAAATATATTACAGGGAAAATGATGCCAACACATTTAACAATCAAGAATTAGGCAGCAAGCCATATAACGATAATATTATAAAAGCAAAATGTTTATCGTCGAGTCCTGATTTTTGTTATCTTGATGGAACTTCTTTCTACCAATCGTATAATATATATTACAACGGTAGAGCCACTTTTTTTGCTGATGTTTCTTATCCTCATTTACATCCAAATGCAACAGGTATAGCTGCTTTTCGCACACATTTTGTTGATACAATTTGCAAAAAAATAATAACAGGAATTAATCCAATAATAGTTGCTATAGATAGTACTGATTTTGACCAAGACGGCAATCCTGTCACAACAGACCCTGATGATACAGTTGTAAATGTTATAGCGGATTCTTTCACTGCTTTTAATGGGCAAGCTAATTCATTTAATGTATTATCTAATGATGACTTTTTGCCAGGTTCTGATATAACTTTAGTTGATTTAGGCACAGGAACAGCAGGCGGAACTATATCTTTTAATAATTTAACAGGCAATATTAGTTATACACCGTTAGTTGGTGAAATAGGTTCAACCGTAACAGTTGATTATAGGGTTACTTATGTTCCTTCTGGAGTTTTTGGAGATGGAACAGTTACAATATCTGTAAGCGCAGCCCTTGATACAGATGCTGCTGAATATATAGATGCGCTTGAATTAACAACAACACTAACAGCTGTAGAAATTTCTGCAATTAATGATTTAGTAATAACATTAAAAGCCGATGGAACTTGGGACACTCTTTATGCAATGTATCTGCCTATATGGGCTGACGCTGATGCTAATAAATATAATTTAAAAGACACGTTGAAATACAATATATCATGGTCTGGAAGTTTAACTCACGGAACTAATGGTGTTTTGAGCGATGGCACGACAGGATATGGTAACACAAATATTAATCAAAATATAATAGGAACAACAAATTTTACTTTTGGTTTTTATAGCGGAACTGTTACAACAACGAATGCTGGCTACGAAATGGGTGTTAGTTCTTTTGGTCAAGTATCACGACTAAATATAGTAGAAGGCTCTACACATTCTTTTTTAATACAAGGTCTTGCTTTATCTCCTACATTCACAGCTTCGTCTGGGCTACACATTGGAACGAGGGTGAGCAGTACTGATATTCGTTATGCAAAAAACAATACTATAATAGCCTCGTCGACAACAAGTGCGTCTCCGACTGCTCCAAATTTAAACATATATTTATTAGCACATAACAGTAATGGTGCAGCAGCGGCTTATTCTAATCTACAATGTAGAGTTGCTTTTATTGGTATTGGAATTTCAGATACTCAAATAGCAGATATGTACACAGCCATTCAAACATTTTTAACAACATTAGGTAAAGAAATATAAACAAATGAAAAAAATAATAATCATAATAATTTTAATTTGTGCAAACATAAGCTTTGCTCAAAAACGAGAATTGTTAAACCAAACGTAGAATTTAAAATTAAACTATAAAAACCAATTAACCATGATTAGAAAATATAAAGTAACAATTTCAGTAATTTTTGGAACGCTTTTTTTGATATTTGGCTTTTACGCTCCAACATTAAGCGCATTATTA